CAACGGCGCTACCTTTTCAGCGCAACGGATTTTAAGGCTCGTACCCTCTACCTTAAAAGGCTTAACGCCTATCTCAGCCTGCTCTTTAGATGCTGGCCAGCCGTTGTAGCTAGTCTGCATTAAAGTCCTAGTGCCTTCAAGTCCTCAGCCGTTAGTCCAAGTGCTTCAAGTTTTGCCTGTGCTGCGGATTTGGCTGCTTCTGCTTTTGCTTCGGCGGCTGCATCGGCTTCCTTAATTTTTTCCCACTCTAAACGGTCTTTTTCAATTTGTGCTTCATCGGCTGCCGTGAGAGCAACCTTTAATGTTTCGCCAGTTTCGCAGTTAGTAACAAGTGAATAATTTTCCATTTTATAGTTCTCCATATAGTGTGAAAATTGACCCAATGCCTATATTGCCCCCAAGACACGAGAAAGTTAATGATGTAATTGCTGCGGTATTTCTCCAAGCACCATAATTGTATTTTGTTAATTGGTTTGTGCTTGAAGTACCAATTTTAACACCATTTCTACTAAGCGTATTTTTTTCATAAGTTGTGTTGCGATAGTCTGGTATTTCTACAATAGCAGTACCCGCCAGACCAGAAGCAGCAGTATTAGCAGCAATAGTTCCAGGAAAAAGAAAACTAACAGCAAAGTTTTCATTGGCACTAACTGTGACACCATTGTTGTTTAATCTTTGAAAATCATAATTTGAGCCTGAATCGCCGTTAAATCTTAAAATAATATCATCTTGTGCCGCCGCCGCAACTCCTCTCGCGGTCATTACAACTTTAAGATTTGTGTAAGAACCAAGCGATGAAAATGAAACTGAAGCTGCGCTAGAACCTGTCACAATAGTTTGAGCAATTTGTGTAAAACCAGCCGTAGCCCAACTAGGAATCCCTGATGCAACAGTAAGCACCTGACCTGTTGAACCAATACCAAGACGGGTAGGTGTTGTGCCACCTGAGGCATAAACTGTATCGCCCGTAGTCGTAAAAGGATTAGTCATCCCGTCAGCTGCATCTACTGCAAAGAATATGGCCGCACTTGTAGTGTTAAAATAAAGTGTGCCAGCATCGTATTGCTTTAAGGCTAGGGTGGCACTTGTGCTAACTGTTGCCGTACCTGCCGTTACTGTGCAGACACCCGCGCCCACATTTTGTATCTGTACTGTATCGCCAGCTGCAAAGAGGGCAGTATTGACTGTAATGGTAGTAGCACTTGCGCTGTTCATCTGCACAACGGTGCCAGCATCGGCGGCTACAAGCGTATAACTTGCGGTCTTGGCTGTAGTTGAGCCACCGCCCATAGCCGTTTGCTGTAAGCTAGTCATCTGCGCAGCGGTCAATACCTGGCCCGTGGTAAAGGTTTGTTTAGCCATTTACGTCCTCCTTAATAACTTAATACGCCGCTGTCAAGCAAGCCGTATATTGCTGAGTCTAATATAAAGCCGTCAATAATTGGCTCTAAAGTGGTGAGTGTTGTTTTCCAGCTATTAGGCGTAATGTTCTGAGCAACGCCAAACACCTGTAAAGTTTTAGTCAGAGTAGATGAGCCAGGTTGGTTAGTTGTAATAGTTACTGGGTCAAAATAATCCAGGCTTAAAGCGGCAATAATGCCCGCGTTGTAATTATCTGTATAAAGGTCTAGCTGTATAGCATCGCATCTTACGCTTGTTTCAGCTCTAGAAGCCACGTATGCCTGAGCATAATCCAGGGCCACGGCATCGGTTTGCATTAGTAGGTTTTGTTGGTTGTAACTATGCACAAAGTACTTATCTATGCTGGCTTGATTTATGGCCGTTTGAGCCGTGCCACCTGTACGGGTAATGCTGGCTGAATTGTAAACTAGGGTATCGTCCAGGCGCCAAACCGCGTTATAGTAAGTAATAGCTGAGCCGTCATCATTAAATATCACAGGCGTAGCACCTGTACTGCCAGCCGTAACGGCTCGGTCTTGAAAGACAAACGAGCCAGCGGCATCTACATACAAAGCCCCATACTCGCTAGTCTCTACGGTCTGCATAGCTGCAAGGCTTGTGCGGGCTGTGCCTGGGTCTGCCTGCATTGTAGTTAAGCCTGCATCTACGTCACGCATTGAGGTAGGCCAAGAGATAGCATCTAATAAGTTATTTATTCTTGCACCGCTAAGCTGGCCCGCTGAGGTACCTGCTACGGTACTAATCTGTGCGTTTTGTGCCAGCCTAAAAGCATCTACGGCCGTTATAACCGTATAAACTACTTCGGTAGCATTTTTAGGTGTGCTAGTTGTATAGCTAGTAATAAAGCCAGCAAAAATAGGATAGGTAGTTGCCCCATATGTAGCAGTAATCTGTACTTTACGCATAGGCGTTAAATATGTGTAATAAGGGCTACTAGGGTTTTGTGGGTTAAAATCACCGTTTTGGTCAACAATACGCATAGATAAACTACCTGTTTGGAATTGGTCAGCCTGAGCGTTGCGCCCTCTAACCGTTTGTATGCTATCTACTACGTCAGATACATCCACGATAACAGCTGCGCTGTCTGCAAGGATATTGGTATCTAATATGCCTGTGTCTAAAATCATAGCCTGAGCAAAGCTAGGCCCAGTAGAAAAGTTAATAACAGCGTTAATAACTGGCAGGGTCATAATGCCCCAGCTACAGTTAAATTATCACCACGGCGATTAATTCTAAGAATTGCATCTTGTACGGCCATAGCTATTGTATCTTCACTACCAACTACGCCTGCGTTTACAGTTATATTATAAGCGCCTGCAGGTATCTGCCCTTCGCCTGCGCCTGCACCACGGCCTGAGCCTTTCTCGGCAAAATAAGTCATAGCGTTAGAGGCTGCCTCTTGTGCTACCTGTGTTAATAAATCAACGTTGCGGTCTTTATTTTGTCCAGGATTATAATCAACGCCAGGTATAAGGCCAGCAACAGCTGCAGCTGTGCTTCCGCTTGTGCCGCCCCCAGTTGTACCACCTGCTTTGCCACCTGAGGCAGCTGCTACGGCTTGTGGGCTAATTCTGATACCCGCCATAGCCGCTAATAATGCTAAAGCTTGATTTAAGTTTTCTAAGTTAATTAAATCCTTAGGCTTAAAACTGTTGAGAATATTATTTATATCTGCCAGTTTAACGGCTTGGCCTTGCAAGGTGCCTAATATGAGTAAGTCTTTATTAAGTTTAGCTGCAAGGGCAGTAGCGCCCTCAACATCTTTAGCAGCTATAGCATCTTCTAATTTTAGGATGTCTTGCTTAACTGTTAGACGTACTAAATCATTAGCCAGTTGCATCTTTTGCTGGTCTGTTGCAGTAGCGCCTAATTTGTTTATTTCATCTTGCTTAGACAACAAAGCTGCCTGTATTTGAATAGCATCCATATTAAATACATCTTGGCCCTTGCCTAAAGCTAGAGAAGCTTTATCTAAAGCCGCTTGGTCTTTTTTAGCTTTAGTAGTTGCAAGAGCTGCGGCGGCCTGAGCTTTTGCTAACGCTGCTAGCTCTTTATTACGCTTAATAGCATCTAGCTCTGCCTTCTTTTTTGCTGCTAAATCTGACTTTTGAGTATCCTGGCTCAATACGCTTAGCGCCATATTGCCCGCTCCTGTTGGTGCTACGTATTTACCGCCTGCTCTACCACCACTAACAAAATATCCAGGGCTAAAAGCTTTTTGGGTAGCCGTGCCTGTAAGGGCTGAGACGGCATTACCTACTTGAGTTACAACAGATGCAAAAGCTGAGGCCAGGGTATCTATTTTGCTGATAAGGCCATCCACGCCATTACTGCCGCTAATTTTAATAATGGCATCTAGTAAGGCTGTGCCAATAGTTTCGCTAGCGTTAGATGTAGCTACGCTAAGTTTGGCCATCGAGCCTGCGTAAGAATCAAGGGCAACGCCACCTGAACCTGCAAAGTTTTGCCGTAACTTAGTACTTATCTGCTCAAAGTCCATAGTTTTTAACTCGGCCTGAGTGAGTCCTAAATTAAGTTGCTTTAATCCTTTTGTATTGCCTATATAAGCCTGGCTCAAAATATCTACAGTACTGGCATAATCCAAACCGCTACCGCTTGATACATCAAAAGCAAGTTGCATTAAATCTTGGGCTTTAGTTGCTGAGCCAGTTACCTGTGCTAGTTGACCATAAGCGGGCCGTAGTTGGTCATCAAGGATAGCCGTTTGCTTTTCCATTGACTTTATAAAACTTTCGGCATCTACTGAGGCATAAGCCAAACCTACATTTTTTAGGTTATTAGCTAAAATCTTTTGAGCTTTTTGGTCCTCAGCTGCAGCCTTCATAGATGCTTTGCCGTAAGCCACAAGAGCCTTAGCACCGTAAGCAAGGCCAACGGCACCTGCTAACTTTTTAGCTGATATGCCTAATTTACCTAACGCAGTTTGAGCTTGCTTAAATCCTTTAGCATCAAACTCGCTACCAATATGAACATTAACACCTGATTTTTGTACCATTATGCGGCCTTTTTAAGCGCTGAGGTATTGGCTCTGTTATAAAACATAGTTTTGGTATTGCTAATAGCCGTCATAGCTGCGCCTAAAGCTACGCCTTGATTAGCGGCCCAAGCGCGGTAAAGCATCCGGCCTACGCCTTCCCTGCTAAATACAAGAGGTGGTAAATTAGTAATAAATTGCGCGCCAGCTTTAGGATTATTAGAGCGGCTATATTTTTTGCTAGCACCGCCAGCCTTAGGCCCAACCCAGGGTTGACCTGTTGGATTTTTGCGCCCAGCTGTCTCGTAAATAGCACCTGCCTGTGAGGCGTTATAAATAGTAGCCATAGCACTAAATCCATTTTTGTTAGGTTTACTTGGGCCAGTACTTAACCCAATACCTTTAGTAATAGTGTTTTGCTCATAAAATGGAAATCTAGCCTCACTAAATGACCTTGCCGCCCAGCCACTCATAGGTGACATAGACGGTGCAAAGCCGCGGGCCTGAATTACTACAGGCATTAAAGCCTTACGTAACTCTAGGCGTAATTCCTTTTCTAAGTCAGGTGCAAAACGCCGTAATGCTTTACGTAAATCATTATTACCTCTTATTTCTACGTTGGGCATTTTGCATCTCCTTAGCTCTATCGTTTATAACCCTGAGAATATTTTTAAACATAGCATCGTCAAGGTCTAGTAAATACTGGGGCGCGATACCCGTTTCCACGGCTAGCTGCGCTATGAGGTAACCAAAACTACCGCGCCCCACTATTCCAAAGGGTCATCATCTAATACCTCAACCTTAGCTAAGGTATCTAAAAACAACGCTCCAAAAACAGGTACTTCAACGCCAGCTGACCTAAGGCACTCGTGCGCAAGCCAGTAAACGTCACTCTGTTTTTCATCATCTCTAAAAGCTTTATGAAAGCCTTTTTTTGCGTATAACTCAAAGGCCCACTCGATTTTTGGCGTTATCTGATGCTCAGATACCGTACCGTCAGCCCTTGTTATTTTGAGTCTTGCCATTGTGTTAGCCCCTTGTCTTTTTTATTATGCGGTTGTAATTACGATTGGTGAATTACAGGTGAAAGTAATACTTTGAGTAGACTCATCGCCTACTGCGCCGTTAATATCTGTAGTGTTATTTACCAAAACAGTAGTGCTATAAAGTGGGTTAGCAGTTGATACTGCCGCACTTGTCTGCTTAAGTGTTAGCGGTACTGTTGTACCCCACGCAGCTTGCAAAGTAGCACGTACTGAACCTGCGCCTGTAGCAGCATCATCGTTTAGAAAATCTAAAGTAATAGTGCTAGCCTCTAAGCCTTTAACAAACTTATGAGCGCTATCGCCCATAGCTGTTACTTCAAGCTCATCAAAGCTACGGTTAATAGTTGCCGCAGTTGTTACGGTGCTAAGTACTACGCTGTTTAGCGTTACTGTTACGCCATTGGATAAGAATATGGCCACGGCCTAATCCTCTACTTTCTCTTTAGTTGGTTTGTCTTGTTTTGGCTCTTCATTTTCTTTTGGTACCTCTTGGCCAATTCTTTTAAAAAAGGCTAAGTCCTCTTCGCTCCACGCCATTTTAGTCTCCTATGTCCAGCTTGTTAGTACGGATATTTGTAAGTCTGCCGTTAGATAGTCACCTGCGGCAACGCTTAATACGCTAGGGGCGCTTACGCTAGTAACATTAAATACGATTGCGCTATTAGCTAGTTTAGTAAATACGGCTACTATTGTGTCCTCTATGCCAATAAGGTTTGAGGCATTATCAAACATAGGCACCGTCATAATAATTTTAAAATTAGCTAAAGGCGATATAGTTGCCTGTGAGTTATTACTTGGCGTAATATATGGGTCTGCAGGTACAACCACTACAGCGCTACTTTGCATAGTACTAGGCGGGTAATTAAAAACCGTCCACACGCCAGGATTAGCAAGGGCTGTAGCAATAGTTGTACGTAGGGTAGTTATAGCGGCTGTAGGCATTTTATCCCACCATACTTGCGGGCGATAAATAATTTGCCAAAAGGCCTCTAATAGATGCCATAAGCGTATTTGACATTTTAAACGGGCTCGGCGTATAGCCATCTAGGCTAGTGCCGCCGTTTTGAGTACTAAACCGTGAAGTCCAGATATTTTCTGCCAGCATTAGAGCTGCAGCGTTAATAGCTGGGGTATTGGCGTAGGTAGCGGTTTTTGTAT